TGTAATCCCACTTAAATGGTTTGCCATCTATTATTGAACCATCTTCTAACCAATTTGCACCAACACAACTATGACTTGCAGGTACGTTTAAATCAGAAACGTATTTGTAACATTGCCTTAAATCTGAATTTGAAATCTTTTCAAACTCTTTAATAAAATCATTTGTAGTTTTTACATTGTTTAAACAAACTTTATTGTTATCTATTTTTAATTTTAAAAACTTTTCATATAATGTTTCTGTTTCAAATGGAAGTTTTTGAAATCCATTATGTTCGGCAATAAAATACCTTAACCAATCTCCAAAAGTCCCAGCAGTGTAATCAACTAAAACATGATTCATTAAAGTATCCTATCATTAAATTCATCAATATAATCTTTCCAATTAGGAAGTGGTTTTACATTTAAAAACTCTGTTAGTTTTGTATATAATTCTTCATCATATTCAAACAATTCATTTATCTCCAATTCAAAATTTAATTCATGTTTAGGATATTCTTTATTTACATAATTATACAACCATGTTTTTTTATGTTCTTTTTCTAAGTCTGTTTTTTTCTTTTTAGCATCTTCTCTATATCTCATCATATATGGTTTCTCATATTTTGAGAATGGACTTAATGAAACAAAAATTATAAGATGATCTAAATTTTTTCTAACAATATCGTAATACTGAAAGTCTATATCTTCTATTTTAGTCCAATCAGAACCAACAAGTGTGTGTCCTTGACCAATTAGTTTTGGTGCATCGGCAGACTTCCATACTTGTCTGTACTTATCGTAATTTGGTGCTTGTTTTTTAAACTCTTCTATAAGATCATCACCAGTTTTAATATGTGTAAATGGTATTTGTTTAAGTGGTCTTATAGGATAATGTGGTGTAGTAAAGTTTATGTGACCAACATAGTTAATATACACACCTTCTCTACCATACTCTTCAAACTTTTCAAACCCATCATGCTCTGCTATAAAGTATCTTAACCAATCTCCAAATGCACCTGCAGAATAATCTACATATACATGTTTACCAATCTGTCTCATAGTCTCTCACTTTCACAGGTTTCCATGTCGACCCATATTCATCAAACTCTGGGTCATCTAATCCATTATCCATAAATCCAAATGGTGCCATTTCGTTTTCCATTTGATTTTGATTTTCTTGTAACATATTTGCTCTGATATTTACATCTGTTAATTCTTTAAAATATTTCTGGTCCATTGCCCAACACATTAAAACAATACACATAACTAAATCATCGTTAGAACCTGTATCTGCTTCAAACTGATTTCCTTTTACAATAAATGTAGATAATTCATTTATTATATCAAAGTCTTCTACTATAATTTTATCATTCTCAATTACTTGTTTCATATTAGAACAACCAATCTTCTTAACTGCTTTTGTTGTTCTAACTCCTAACTGTCCTTTAGTACCAGAAAACCCACCACCCATGATTTGTCCAGCACGACCACGCATATAACACATTACAATATTATCATATTCTAATTCAAAGTGTAGTGTGTCTGCTACTTGTTGTCCTATATCATTTACTTCCGTTAATACAAATGCATGATTATATGCTCTTGCTACTGCGTTAATTTTATTTGGAAATAACAATGGTTTTATTTCATTGTCTTTAAATACTGCAACAATTTTGTATGGAACTGTTGTAACATCAAAACAAATAAATGCTGAGTTATCGTTTTGTGTTCCTCTTGCAACATCGGCAGTAATAAAATATGTATGATCTTTTATTGGTTTCTCATATACTTTTAATCCACCTGCTTGTTCTATTGGATTTTTGTAAGATAACAATCTTAATTTAGAACCATTGATAAGAGTATTTGCAGAACCTAAAAACTCACACTCAAACTCTGAGGCAAACTGTTGTTCACTAGTGTTTGCGATTGTTTCTTTTTTCCACGCTTCATCACGACCAGGTACTTCCGTCCAATGTACCTCAATAGGAATATAACTGTTTCGTTTGTGTGTAGCATCATTCCATAACTTGTAAAACATATTCATACCCATAGGTGTAGATACAATAATTACTTTTGTAGATTGACCAGAAGAAATTGTAGGATACACTGAACTAAAAAATTGCTCTGCAACAGTGGCAGGTACGAATGCAAACTCATCAAGGAATATAATATTAAATGAACTACCCCGAACTGCTGATGCAGAGGTTGATGCTGCAAGTATCTTACTTCCGTTCTCTAATTCAAGAGAACCTTTGTTCCATGATAGAACACCTTGTTGTAACCACTTAGGAAGATTTTCATATGCAAGTTGTAATCTGCCTAACAAGTCTCTTGCAGTTGCAGCCTTGTTGGCGAGAATTGCAATGTTTTTATTTTCATTAAACAATGCATAGTGTAAAAGATATGACACCATAATTGTTGACTTACCAGACTGTCTAGGAAGTTTACAAATTGTAAATCTGTTTTTATGGAATGTACCTAACATGTCTTTTTGAAAGTTGTACATTTTAAAAGGAACAAGTCCTTTATCTAGAGATACAATCTTAATATAATTTTCCACAAAGTATTGTGGGTCTTCCATACATTTTTGTATTTCTAAGACTTGATCTTTGGTAAATTCTAATTCTTGATTTGCTTTTTTAAGTAATGGATTACCTAGATAATGTTCGTCTCTTGCACTCATATTATTTTTCTACTTCCATTGTCTTACCATCAATTCTACCCTTTACTATTCTAGTTGGGTTTCTTAATGTTGTTGTACATTTCTTTTTACAATAACTAGGACATTTATCAGTATATAAGTTATCGTAAAATGTTTGCCATGTTTCACTATTAATAATATCTTCTACTTTGTTATGTCTAATATTTAGTTGTTCATTTTGTAACGCTTTATATTCGGGGTCGTGAACCTGTTCTTCATCTAACCAACAACATGGATACATTTGTCCTGTGGCTGCTAAGTAGGGTGCTCTTTGTTGTGGGTCTTTTAAACACTTTGGTACAAATACTTTTTCTTCTTCTACTTCTTTTACTATTTCAACTGTGGGTGCAAGAAATTCATTAACTCTTGCAGTATGGTGTATTTCAATTTTTATTCCGTGATTATCTGCTAATCTTTTTGCAAAATCAATTTTATCTTCGTTATATTTAAATACTAGATACTGCCATATTACATTGATATTCATGTTTCTTGCTTTTAACATAACGTCAAATAGATATTCACCATCTTGATTTTCACGATACGCAAAACTTTGATATGGAAGACCATCTATTCCAAATACCCATACACAATTAGGATTTGCCTCAAATGCTTTCTCATACCAATGCATAGGTTTTTGTGATGCGGCTGTATGTATCTGAACAAATTTATTTTGTTCATAACACATCTTTAAGAATGTATGTAAATGAGGATTGAATATTGGGTCACCATAAGTACCACACAAATAAATGCTATCATAATAATCTAGCATTTTCTGAAAACTTTCTATTGATATATCACCACCAGGTATTAATTTAGGATTTTCAAATTTTTGTCTAGCACACATAGAACATTTAAGTGTACATTTATTTGTAAGGTCTATATCGCAATCTTTATTTTTAAATCCATTATTTTTATAATCAATCATTATCTTTCTTTTTTAACATTTTCTGTAACTCAGCAGTTGACCCTACAAACAAAGCGTTAGTAACATTTTTAGGTGCCTTACCAGGTACCTCTTTTAATTTTTTCATCTTCTCTTGTAGTTGTACTAACTTTTCAGTTACATCAGCAATATTTTTTATCATATTACCAGCAACTTCATATGCTCTAGGATGATCTGATTCTTTTGCAAGCTCAAGTATACCATCAACTGCATCTTGACCTTTATCAATTAATGTGTAAAAGTTTTGTCTTTGATATTCGTAGTCAACATCAACATCATCACCTTTTGGTATTACAACAGGTGGAGCTTTTTCTTTTACAACAACCTCTTTAGGTTCTTGCATTACACCTAATGCATCTTCAATAATTTTATCTACATCTTCTTTAGACATTTAAAAAAGTCCTTTTCATTTTTGCATCTTGTTGGTTGTGATTTATACCACACCTTTTTCTGCATATTTCATACGGGTCAGATTTAATCTTATCATTAAATTTTTTCCATATATCAGAGTTGATTATTTCATCAACTGTATTTTTATTTAGTTTCAAACTATCGTCAAATAACTCTTTCACTTCGTCTTTGTGTGAGTCTAACCAACAACAGGGTAATATGTTGCCTCCAGCTTCATAATACTTTGGTGTTGTTTCATTTAGACATCTAGGTTTTACTTGACTACTATAATCATATTCTAATTTAATATTATTACCATCAACATCTGTATTACTTTCTAATAATTGTAATCGTATTCCATTATCAACTGCTAATTTGTAAGCATCTAATTGAGTATCCTCGTTGTAATCAAAAATAATATATTGCCACTCTACATCTAATCCTTTTTTATGAGCATCTAACATTCTTTCAAATAAATATTTGCCGTCTTGATTTTTACGATACTTATGACTATCTTCTGGTAGTCCGTCAATACCAAATTTCCATTCTGCTTTAGGATTTGCATCAAACGCTTGATTATACCATTCTTTCTTTTTATGACTTGCGGCTGTGTGTACGACTGCTTTTTTATTTTGGTCAAAGCACATCTTTAGAAACGTTATAAAATTTGTATGAAAGATTGGGTCTGATTGTCCACCACAAAACATAATCTTATCAAACTTATCAAGAACTTTTTGAAACTCTTCAACTGTTATTTCATTTTTAACAATTGTATAATCATGATCTTGTCTATTGCAACCTGCACATTGTAATGTACATTTGTATGTAATATCTAAGTTTATTTCTTTACTGCAATTTTCCATAATATAACAAATATCAAATTATCAATTAAGTATCATCACCTGTCTTTGGGTCAAATGTTTTTGCATCTTCAAAGAAAGATACCTGTTCGTTAAATCCAAAATCATCATTATCAACATCTGAAATTGTTGCTGTTGATGGTGTTGGTGTAACTGTATATCTTTGTTCTCTTGCTGGTGTATTAACTGGCAAGTCTGAATATTGATCAACTTGAACTTGTTTAATAACTTTATCAGAGGTAACAGGACCATACAAGTAAAACTTACATGTGAAGTTTAGTGTATAGATAATTGCTCTTCTCTCGTTAAAATCTCCTCTATAATTATCTTCGTAATTAATAGAGTTTAGAATAATTGGTACATCCCTTTTAATACCCATATCAGACATATCATTAATTGTTACTGTATAGTCTGGTTGGAAGTATGGAACAATTTGTTCAATCATTTGCAAAGCATCATCTGATTGTTTTGCCATTGCGTATAATTCAAAATCCAAATTATATGGAACAGGCATGTATTGACTGTCAACTTGTTTAGTTGTAGAATTTTTACTTTTCTTAAACTTTTGTACTCTGTTTAATTTTCTTTGAGGGTCGTATGCTAAATTTTGTATTTCAAATCCTAATCGTGGCAATGTAATTGCAACTTTAGAATCTAAATTAGCATCTTGATCTAAACGAGTTAAAAATTTTTGTCTTGGGCCATATGCTAATGGCACCTTCATCTTTTGTATAATATTTCCGTTGTTATCTTTTCTAACAAGATTAATATTATTAAATATCGTACCAAATGTCACTACCATTCGTCTTATAGTTCCGTGATAAAATTGTTGTCCTAGCATTATAATTCTCCAGCATCACCAAATGGGTTTCTTTCAGTGAAGTCTAATATTGTATCATCTTGTTCATCAAACAACTCATTCTGAGCTGTTTTGTCTGTTGACATATCTCCTACTATATAGTCTTCCGTTAATAAGTAGCTATCGTCACCTGAGTCAGCAGGATTTTCAAGAAGTATGTTTGTTCCGATTGAAGAACTATCATCTTCGTGGACGATTGTATTACCATCTTCGTCTAATAACGAATCTGTTTGAGTACCATTTGTAAAGAACTCAAGAGCAATACTCTCGTTGTATGCTGTTGTTGCCTCAAGAGTGAATTGATGATTTAAACTATCTTGAGTTAACGCATCTTCTATCGCATCAATATTTGTAACACCCGTATTCAATTCCTCTGAACTGTATTCGAATTGTTTACATCTTAATTTGTAAACAGGGTTATTATCTAATTGATGAAATGGTTCATCATGATCTACAAATGAAACTTCGAATAGTTTATTTAGTACAGGATGAAATACTAAATCGCCTTCTTTAGGTCTATTGTTATATGTTCCTAAAGTTGCGTCTTCGTTTCTTAAATATGCTGAATCAAAAGTTGCTGATTGTATTCCGAAACGATGTTGTGCAAGTGTACCTGACTCTAATAAGATTGAACCTTCAGTAGTGTCTGTTCCACTTTCTAAATCTAGTTGATGAGCAACATCATCAAATCTTTTTCTATGTACAACAAATGTAATTTCGTTTCTATTTTCTAAACCGAATTGTTGTATTAATTCTTTTTCCCCTTGATAACCACCTTCTGCATCCTCTACATACATTTCAATAGTTTGTTGTTTTTCAAACTTTGAAAGAGAGTCTTCGCCAAAAATATCGTCTCTGGCTTGCAATGTTCTATCCATATAATTAACATCGTGACCGTGAATTTGAATTGACTCTCTAATTAAATTAGAGTATAAATCCTGTTCACTTGTCGATGCGGCAAGACCTGATGATTTAAACGCACTGTTAACAGCCATGGTTATCCTTTAATTATCATGTCTGGGTATTGATGATTATCAATAAATTGTTCTATCTCTCTAATTTCGTCTGTTGCTTGTTGGTAAATCTGATCACCATTCATTGTGACCCCACCAAGTAATTGAACATTTTGAAATTTGTTTAAGTTGGAACCCCATTGTTTTTTGATTAATGCAGACGCATATCTTTTTAAATGTATATTGTTGTAAATATCAGTATAAGATGTTGGGTCTAGTTTTCTATAACATTCAATAATTAAAAATTCACCTGCTGAAACTGCTTCCCAATCCATGTCAAGATATAATCTTGATTGATGTTCAGAAAATCTTAGAGGTGTTTGTCCTACTAGAATATGTGAAATATAATCTAGATGTTGCATTGTCATTTCATAATGTATCATTGATGTGGATGAAAAATCGTAAAGATCGTTTAGTCTCATTTGATATTTAATATCAAACATATTAGAAGACGCTGCGTTGTCCATTGGAAAAACTTGTACTACTGAAAGAATAGTACTTGGCATAGGTATAAAATTATTACCTTCTTTAAATGATGCAGTAACCGAAGTATCAACAATGTCTGTTGCTGAAGTTGTTGTGTTACCTCTTGCTCTAGTTATATCGTCTGCTGTAATTTCGTATTTTAAATACATTTTTTCAACTTGATCAAAATGATATGTTGAAAAGTATTGTAATGCTTCATCAATACGATCATCTACTTGATCGTCTGATACATTGATGTCAATTACTCCAAATCCTAAGTTTCTTAGGCAGTAATCTTTGAATGTACTCTTTGTAGTTGGTGTTGCCATTTAATTTTCCTTTTAAGTATTTATCTAAATCCTCATTTGGCGACCACCCTAATTTTAAGAGATTAGCGTTATCTGCCGTGTTATCTTCCATTTCAGATGGGTCACCATCCTTGATTGGCACATCATATCCATATTGTTTTACAAGATCAGATACTTTTCTTCCTTTTCCTGTGCCTACATTATAAATTAAATTATCAAGTTTATCAAAATTGTCCATGTGTAAAAATAACTTAATTGCATCTACAACATCATTAACATGTACAAAGTCTCTAGTATGATTAGTAGAATATTTAAGTTTTCCTTTTAGTAATAATGGAAGTAACATTGAGTCTCTTGCACCATCACCATAAACATTAGAAAATCTTAAACCAACAAATCTTCCATAAACATTTGCCATGTCTTCCATTACTTTTTTAGAAGTACCGTATGGGGACTTCCACCATTCTTTAACGCATGACGATGAAGCATATATACATTGTGTATTAAACTTCTTACATAATCTAAAAAGATGATTAGTTTTCATTACATTATTTTCATACCATAAGTTGGGGTCTTTCATACTTGCCCGAACATCTGCGTATGCAGCTAAGTGAACAACTTTATTAACCTTTTTAATAACGTCTTCACCGACAGTACCAACATCGTAATCATCTTTAAAATCATATCCTAAAACAATATGACCATCACTAATTAGTGATTGCTTTAAATATGAACCAATAAATCCTTTATCACCTGTAATTAAAATAACCATTGACAAACCATCCTAAATATTATACTATATAACATATTTATAATACCAGAATGGAACTTAGATGTCAAGAGTTATTTACACCATATATATCGATATACCTGAAAAAGAGTTAGATTTCTTTGATAAAGATATAATCAAAGAGGGTCAAACCCCTACAAATATCAATACAAAAAATAAATTGAAATTACATTATGACAAACTTGTTGAATGTAAAAGAAAATATGCAGAGTCTATTGGTGCAGATTTTAAACTATTCGAATATGATTCACAATTTGAACATATGCAAAATTTATATAAACAAAACTTTCCTTTTATTACAACTTACAATATGATTAATGAATATAAGATACATTTACTTTATGAACTTGCAAACAAATACGATGAAGTGTTGTACTTAGATTTTGATACTATTCCAATGACAAATGAATCTTTCTTTGATGTATGGGATTTAAGAGCAGGTCTAGCGATCATGCATAATAATAAAGAGATACGACAAAGTGGTCAAACACTTTTTGATATTAAAGGAACAATCAGATCACCCTCTGCAAAATATTTTAATGCAATGGCAATGTTAGAAGAAACAGATCAAGACCCTCAATGTAATGTTGTTAATACAGGAATTATTGGTGCAACAAAAGAACATTTAGAAAGACTAGGTTTTTTTCATGACATTAAAACAACTTATGATATAATGCATTATCTAAGATCAGACGAATATAAATCAGATTGTATGTATCCTAAAAATATAACAGATACATTTGGATTTGATAACGAAACTATATTCTCATATAAAATTGTATCGAATGAAGTACCTGTTCAGTGGTTAGATAGAAAGTGGCATTACTTTTATGATACGGAATTACATATTCCTAAAGATACAAAAATAATTCATGCAATTAATAAAGAATTTGATTATTGTTGGCGAGCATATGAACGATCTAATATTTAGCATTTACACTAGTGTTACTGACACTACAAAAAAAAGAACACACAATCAAGAACAATTTAAAAAACATTTTACTAGATTAAGAAATGGTTTAAAAAATTATGCTGATCTGTGTAATGCAGATTTTAAATTACTAACACCAGACTCTACTGACTATGATAATTTAAATGTGTATAAACTTCAACAATGGGAAAAGTTTTGCGATGACTATGACAGAGTATTATATCTTGACTTTGATATTATTCCTAACACCAACATTAATATATTTTCCAAGTTTGACTTTGATAAAGTGGTTACCCATTTGTTGCCTGTTGACGATTTTAATGAACGCATAGGACTTAAAACTAAAACTGAGTCAATTACTGATTTTCATATTAGAACTAAATCAAAAGATTTTGAAAAACAAAAAGAAGAATTAGATCAATATCATTGGTTAATAAAAGGTCAACAAAAAAAAGACATGATGAAATCAGATGGTGTAACTAAATGGAATGATGTTATTGCAAACACAGGTACATTTGGTGGTAGTGCAATATCAAGAGATCAATTAAAGTTTTCTGAAAGATTAGATCATTGTAAAAAATTAATTGACAGTATTAAACATATTGATGATAGATATTTTTATAATAATGAAATTATTATTTCTTTTATGTTAGATAGATATAACATACCAACTGTTAATCTTCCCCCACATTGGCATGAATTAATATTAACAGATACAGTAAAATCAAAGATAAAATATTCTTATCTCTTACATGTTATTACAAAAGATTTTGATAAAGTATTTGATATATTAGATTCTTAAACAGGTATTTCTGATAACTCTTTCATTTCAAGTAAAATAGTTAATACTTCAAGAGGTGTTTTTGCTTTTCTAAGTTTTGTTTTTCTTTCTCTATCGTTAGATGACTTAACCATATCTAATTCAAATGCAGCTAATTTAATAATAAACAAATCTTCCTTTTGTTTTTCTACATCAAAATCTTCAAACAATAATTGTAATGTTTGTCCAAAAAACTTAGTATCTAATTTTGCTGATTGTGTATCACTATCGTAATATGCAATAGGGTCAATAATTAAACCGTCATCTTTTGCAATCTTAATAGCAAATTCTCTCCACATCTTTTGCTCTTGTTTAATTCTTTTCCAAGTATTCTCATGCATTTCATCAAGATCGGTTAAATCAAAAAGTTTTGTAATGTAAGGATGCTCTTTACCATCAGAGGTTTTATCTTCTAAATTAACTGTGAAGTGATCTAACTCTGCGTCTGGGTTACCATGACCTTCTGGGTTATTCCAATAAATTTTTACTACTGTTCTATCATTGTCAACAAACTCTGCTCTAACAAATGTTTCTTTTGTAAGATTTGAAATAGTTGAATCTTCATTAGCATAATTAGCAATATTTTTTTGTGGTGTTTTGACTACGGGTGTAGTAACTTCATGGCTGACGCCATCTTGGGTCTTAACATTTTTCATAATATACTCCTAATAATTTAATTATTATTCCAAATTCATTTTAAAATTGTATGTACTAACAGTAGATGAAGAACCACTAGGGAATTTTTGTGATCTATAATCATCACCACCTACAAATCTGTTTGTGTCAGTGCCTGAACCATCTAACTTAGAATCAACCATTGCCGTTCCTCTAGAGTTACCAGAACCATTAATATTAAATCTAATATTATGACCAGAGGCAACATCATCTGAAGCCGCTAAGTCTTTCATATATTCTTTAAGATAACCTTTAAATGTTGCAGCTGCATATTCATTTAAGTTACCTGAAGTATCAGCATGTAAAGGTGTTCTTGCAGGTGTGTTATCAACTCCGTCTCTAACATGTAAATAATAACTATTTACTGTTGAGTTATGATCTTGGTAACTACCTGATGAACCAATCTGACCTGAACTATAAGAACCAGGTACAGCAATTGTATCTACAAATACAGCAGTTGTAGAAACGTTAGTGTGATTTGATAAAGATGTTCCTGTAGAAATTGTGTATGTTCCACCATAATCTCCAGCAGTTGCTTCTGAAGAAGCTTGCATTAAAACTAAAGCAGGTTTAATAAATGTATCAGCAAAATCTGTTTCAGACATTGCCAAAATTGAACCTGAAGAGTTATCCCAATAAACAGGAAACAACACATTATCTGTATCACCTGTTACACTTGGGTTAGTTACTGTTTGTACAATGTGATTGAAAGCAGTTGTCACTGTATCAAGAGCACCTGGTGTAGCGTGTGATGAGTTTTGTTGTGTTGCAGCCGATGATCTGAATCTAGTGTCATTCATCGTTGTACCGATATTACCATTACCAGCATTTACTGTCAATACTACAGATTCATCTGAAGCATATTGGAAGATCGCTTGTCTTTGCCATTCGACAAGTTCTGCTGAAGTCATTTCAACTAAACTATCTGAAGTGTAATATAACGGTGTTCTTGCTGTCATTATCTTTCCTTTATACTATATTTTTAACCAATTGTCAACCATTAAATGGCTGCGTGTCCGTTTACAGTTTTCAAAGTAGAACCAGAAGAGTTTTTAATCAATAAAATACTATCTGGTGTTGCGTGAAACTTACCAGTTGAACCTACGATTTTTGCTTTTTCTGTAGCAGCTTCTGAATTTCCACATAAGAATGAAATCTTAGTTGCGTTACTAGAAGCAGAGAAGTCACCTTCCGATACTGCTTTAATAGCAGCTGCAACTGTAATCGCATCTGTACCTGTACCTTCATCTGGTGCTTGGAATTGAATTGCACCAAGAACGTCATCTGCCGCAATATCTGTTTCACCTGTCTGAATAGTAAGTGTAAATGGTTTGTCATCAGCAGTTGCACTATTTTTAAGTGTTAGACCAGAGTCTGCAACATGTTTAATTGTTACATCTTGATCAGCACCCATTGCAAGTGTCGCTGCATCTGTTAATATTCTTACATCACCATTTGATCTTACTGCAACTTTTTCAGTTGCTGTTTCTGAAGCACCTGTTTTGAAAATCAATGATGTTGCGTTATTTGATGTACTGAACTCACCTTCTGATTTAGCAAGTAAACCTGCCGCAACTAAAACTGCGTCTGTTCCTTGAGATTCATCTGGTGCTTGGAAATCTATTTGTCCAATAATATCATCTGCTTGAATATCAGTCTCACCAGTTTGAATAGTGATTAGTGCTGTACTGTTATCAGCAGTATTTGTATTTTTAATTGTAAAACCTGAATCTGCAACGTGTGTTATAACAACGTCTTGATCGTTACCTAATTGGATTGTTCCAGCATCAGCTAAAAACAAGTCTGAAAATTCTTTTGTTGCACTACCTATCGTTGCTCCGTCTGCGCTAGTTGGAAGAATCGCTGTAGTGATATTTGGACTTGTTAAAGTTTTGTTTGTAAATGTGTCGGTACTTGATGCAGAGACCATTGAAAATCCACCAGCCGTACTACCGTCATGTACTCGCAATACGTCTTTATCTGTATCGTAAGTAATTTCACCTAGCGCGCCTGTGAATGAGTTATTCTGCGATGTAGTACCTCTTCTAAATTGTAGTACTGTTGGCATTTTCTTATACTCCTATTGTATTGTTATATTCTTATTTATAATCCTTATATACCTGTACCTGTCCCTATTTCTACAGTAGTTGTCAGGCCTTTTGGTTCATTCATATCATATAGATTAGACGATAACGCAATTCCGAATGCATCTGTCGCCCCTAAGTCAAATGGTGTTTCCCCACCCGCAAGATCAACATCACCTGCAGCTGCAGGGTGTGTTGTTACAGTTGAGTTTGTAAATCCTAAGTCACCTGTGTATGCGACTATACCAGACTGATCTTTAAATGTAATTGATCTGTCGGCAGTTGGATTTGTTATAATTAAAGTTGTCTCAAAAGCATCATCTGCTCCTGTTCCCTCAAATTCTATTCTATCACCTTTTACTGTTAGTGATGATGGTGTTAGTGTAGTAACATTGAAATCACCAGAGATTGAAATATCTCCTACTGACAATGATGTTACTGCAATGGTATCAAAGTTTAATTGACCTGCCTCTAGTCCGCTAACATCTGTAACAAGATTATTAAACTCTTGTCTTAGTTGTTCAATTGTTCCAGCATTTGTTACCTGTGACGATCTAATTGCCATTGTTCTCTACCATTCTTTTTAATAAGTTTTTAATATCATGCATTTCACATTTTAAAGTATTTATTTCTCTTACAACTGATCTCATTTGATCTTTATGTCTTGTTGCTTCATGACTTCTTTTTTTTGCCATTATATATGCAGACCTGTTAGTATTAATAACAGCACCTGAATTAGTATCTCTTACTAAATCTGAATGTCCCTCTACTTTTAAAAATGTACTCATGTTTATGTTGCCAACGCAATTGCTCTAAAGTCTTTAATTCTAGGTATTTGAGTTGCGTCTGTTCCTTGTCCTACTATTTTAATTGCAAATTGAATAAATTCTGGTAATGGTACTCCGATACCATCATCGGTAACTCCAGCAGTAAATACATATTCTTGAAAATCTTGATCATCCAAAGAAGCACCTGTTGCAATATCGGGGTCACCTGTTGTGTTAAAAAATTCATAACCTAATTCGTCAAAATCTGAAGCGTCATCTGATCTTAAAATTTTAAATAAAACTTTAATTTCAGCACTTTGTGGTTTATGACCTGAGAAAATAACTTTCAATGCAGTTGCAGAATTTTCTAATGCAACTTTTTTAGTTATGTAAATAAATGCGTTTTGATCACCTTCTGGTTGTAGTGAATCTTTGTAATCAGTTGTTGGGAAAACATCTGAAGAACTATCAATATTATTAATTCTATTTCCTACTGCCACAAAAGTTGATCTATCTAAATCTAATACAGGTGATATGTTTGTATTAGTACTTCCTAATTTAATAGGAATGAATAATGATTTAGCACCTGCTAATTCATTTGTTTCATTTACATCTGAGGCAACTATGTTTGACACTTCAAATTTATGATTTTCGTTAAAAGGAATTTTAACTGCATTTGCAAGTGTAGAAGTTACAAATGATGATTCAGTACCACTTGGTGATCTACCTGTTGTATTTCTAAGTGTTGTAGTAATAGATGTGTTTGGTAATTCCATATTACCAATTAATGTTTTACCAACTTCGTATCTATAATTTTCAGAAGCATATATACCAATTCCACCAACTTCAGCAGTTGTTGAACCACCACTAATTGTTGGAGCAGTTGATAATGTGATTGTGTAACTATCAATACCAATGTTTGCAATTGCATTATGAATTTTATTAATTTCTGTTAATGGTGTTCCTAAAATTTGATATAAGTCTAGTTTATCAGAAGCAGTGTGACTAGCTGCAGTTGAACCACCTACACCTCTTGTTAAAGATGATAATGTTGTACCAGATAGTGAACCAGTAATAATTTCATTATTAATTTTTATTGTAATACTTCCTGTTGGGAAATTACTTGCTGATGTAAGCTCTAATGAAGTTGCATCTGCACCAATACTAGTTTTAAGTGTTGTAGCAATATCCGAAGACACGCCTGTAATTCTAACATTATTAGATGTTTGATACATACCGTGATCTATATGTTTAACTTTTAATACAGTTGAACTATTTGTCATTATTAAAGAATTTGGTTTTAGTAGTTTACCATATACAGTTTCGCCTAACTCATTTGTAATTGTTGTTCCAATAGGTAAATTTTGTAAAGTAACATCACCTGCAGCTGATGTATTAAATTCTGCTCTTTTCAAAGTAAATTTTAAATCCTCTGATTGTACTGCTGTCCATGTTCTATTGTTTTGTGATTTAAACAATACACCTAAATGAGGTTGTTGAGATACAACTCTTAAACCATCAACATCTGTTTCACCCATTCTTGAAATCCAAACTTTGTAATCTAAAGAATGTGATCTAACAACTACACAATACTCAACACCTTCTTTTAAATAAATTGGTGAGTCAAATGTAAATGTTGTTGCAACAGAAGCATCAGCAGAAATATTAACCTCAGACGATTGTAATAGTTTTCTACCAAATGGTAAAATTTTAGCACCAGGGTATCCATTAATAACATTTCTAATTTCAACCCACATTGGTAATACTGTATCTTTTGTTTCTACATATAAATCAATAGAAGTAATGAAACATCCACCGTCTTCATCTACAATAAATGTTTGTGCAAGTGGGTCATTGTTTCCGCCGCCACGATCACGTTCTTCATTATTACGTTCACGACTAATAATTCTAGAAGATGTATCTAATCTAGTTGTGGTTTGATCAACCGAATTTTGTACAATTGTAGCATTTCTAGTTGCAATAATTGTTTCTTGTTCAGTTTCTAAAATACCTTTTGATAAGTAAGTTACTGTACCAACTGTTCTAGGTAGGGGTTCAATTAAATTTTGAGCACTAGATGTTATCTTAAATTCTAATTCACCAGTTTTAAATTTTGGATTTGTTTCTTGTCCTGGCGCTGAATATTCTGGTATTCTCATTGTTCCATTTACAGAACCATTTGCTGAAGTTACTAGTTGTCCACCTTCAACAGGTGTTGCACCGTCTTCAGTAAATTCTGTAGTTTGTGGTGTAACATATTGTTTCATATCTACACCATCAAAATATACATAGACTTTAGTATTAGGGAAAAATGCTGATCCTGTGAACTCTACATTTCTTGGTCTAGACCATGGTATTAATGCTCTAGAGATAACTCTTGTTCCCTGTGACTCTTCATCAATTTGTTCTACTAATGCAGTTTCAATACCTGTTCTTCTTAAATCTGATCTTACAGTTTGAATTGCTCTTGTTATTACAACATTATTTGATGTTTCTGTTCTTGAAATACTAGTTGATACAACACCAGACCATTGTGTTTCCCAAGCATTCCAAATTGTACCTAATCTGTTTTCATTTGCAGCTAATACTGCATCATAGTTTCCGTCAACATTGATAATTAAATCAGGTGCTGTTTCTGTTTCAAACCACTCGTCACCAGATGGTGTTAATATAACATTACCTACCCAGTTTGCAGTATAAACAGGTTGAACTTTTTCTGTTCTTGTTGCATATGGGTTTTCTGTTTTAGTAACTTCCGTATAAGGAAGAGTAATTAAGTCACCAGTTTTTTGATAACCTAATGCTGATCTTTGTCCGTCTGTTGATACAGTTTCCTCAAGAGAAGCTGCATTCATAACACATTTAGGACGTAATTCTTTTTGTTGTTGATCTATTGCATTTTTGTAATCTTTGTTTTTAACATCACCAACTCTATGACCTGCAAAGTTATCTACAATAAAACCAGACTTAAATCTGTTTAGTCCGTTTGCATCTGTAACTTCAAAAGATTCAGCGTCTCTTTCTAATAGAGATAGATTAGTATAGTATTCTAAATTTTGAATACGTTGTTGTAGTTTACCAATATCTCTCATTGTAAATCTTTGTGTTCTAAATCTTTTAACTGTTGCATCTGTTGGTCTAAAAGTATATGCAGGTATATTAATTTTCGCAAGTTTCATAGCGCCATCTATTTCTTTTGGCTCTTCTGGTATTTCTGCTGAAGTACCTTCTACTACTCTAAAGTCACCTTTTTCAGTTAAGAAGACAAGAGCAATTTTACTTAAATAATATTCGAAATCCAATGTTCCTAACGAACCTGGTTTTGGTGTATCAACAACCGAAGAACCTGTTCCGTCAAATTGTCTATGGAAGAAATCAAATGAAGAACCTGTAACAGTATCTATTGCTGAATTAGTATTAGTAGCACCTGTAATATTTTCAGCAGTTGGTCTAAAGTCTAAACAATCTGTTAAGTTAAACTCACCAGTTGGTTCTGGTTCGTCTGGGTCAACTCTTGTTGCAGAGTATGTTGGAATATTATCATACTCCATTTGACCTGCTTGATCTGAATATGAATCTACTGAAAAGAAAGAACCTGTGCTGTGTGAAAAGAAATCAAATACAACTAATAGTCTTCCTCTTGGTTTTGAAAACCCTGGTTTTAAATTTAATCTAGAAATGTCATAGAAGTTATCTCTTTGACCTGTATCAAGTGTATAGTTTCCTGTAATAATTTTACTACCATCAGTAACAGACGAAATTGTTGCAGTTGCACCAGAGTGACTTCCTGTTACTATTTCGTTTGCTACAAAGTTACTAGAACCTACACCGTTTTGTAAATAATAAGTTAGTGGTGTAGTAGGATTAACAACTCTACCAATTGAACCAGATGATGCTCCTGTAATAGTTTCTCCTCTTACAAATGTTCCTTGAATACTTGTTAAATTGATTGTAGGTATTTGAGCATCTGTTGATGTATCCTCTGAGTCAAAAATTGCACCAACTCTGAATACATCTGCACGACCTAAAGAAATTACTTCATCTGTTGGTCTTGTTCCAAACGCACCTGTTGTTCCACCTGAAACTTTTACTTGTTTTGATAAATTTGTTGTTTTAATTCTTTGTGTAATATTTGTTTTTAATATTGTTGCAGTTAATTTAACTTTAGCTGCATTTCCAAATTTTGTATTATCTGTAATTGTAATTGTTGAAGAACCTGTTCCACTAATCTTACCATCAATATCAATAATGTCACCTTGAGCGGCTGATCCTGTTCCAGCAGTTAAAACTGATACAGTATAATCTTTATCTGTAAAAGATAAAAATGTTTCATTTGCACCAGCAGTAAATGATACTGCACCTGCACTATTTGTTGTTCCTATAAATTGTTTTCTAATTGTAAGTTGCGTATCAGACGCACCATTGTTAGTTGCAGTTAATAGTGTTTTAATAATTCTTTTAGATAGTCTATATATTGCAATGTTTTTTTCTGCACTAACTAGTTTACCAATTTGTTCAGATTCTAAAGCAAGTGTTGTTGAGTTATCTTCTTCAAGGACAATATTATCATTTGCATCTGTAGATGAAGCATCACTACCATCCATTACTAATTGACCATCAGCACCTGTTGATGTTCTTTCTAATACAATATCAGCAGTAAAGTCTTGACCACTATCAGCATCATCCATAAACACTGATCTTGTTTCAGAAAATTTGTGAGTAACAATATTTGAAATTGTTAAATCTGCATTACTTGAATTTTCTACAATGCTATCTGTTTCTGAACTATCAGACGCTTCAATTTTTTCACCTACTATAAAAGTACCAGATACGTTTGTTAACACAGCAGTTGTACCAGAAGTCAAAGCTCCAAATACAAATCCTGTTGCACCCGATGTAACACCTTTAACTTGTATACCACCATTTGCATGATTGGCAGTTAAAGTTGCACTTGGGTTATCTGATAAAGTTAAATATGTAAATGG